TACCCGGACTCGCTCAATAGCCCTTGCGTGAGCGAGTCGCCGAGCGGGAGCAGGTTCACATCGGCGTGGCCGAACTTCGCGCATGACGGGTACCGGCTCAGCAGATAGGCCGCGGTCGTCTCCGCGTCCGCATCGCTCAGAATCGCGCTATATCGGAGGATTTCGGCCAGCGCACCGTCTAGAGCGGAGGATCCGGAGTTGCTCGCGCCCACGGTGATACCGGCCCACGTCGACGTGCCGATGGTGCCGGATGCGATGGGGGATGATGTGGCCGTCGCGACGCTGGTCACGCGGTAGATCTGGCCCGTCCCGTCACCGTTGACGCGGACCCGGAGGATCTGCGGGCGGTCCTGCGGGATGCCAGAGGCGACTGACAGGTTGGTGCCCGCGTTGGCGTTGAGCGCTCCAGTCGTCTGCGAAAAGAGTGATTGACGGTTCGTGCCGCCCACGCCGTCATAGATGAGCCGCGACGTGGTTGCAATGTTGTGCGGGCGCACGACGCACCATACCTCGCGCGCCCCCGTCATCGAGGTCCCGGCGTTTTCCAGCGCGGCGTTTGGGGTGCCAGTGATGGCTTGCATGCCATCAATCGGGATTGAAAGCGTCGCCGGATTCGCGAACCCCTGCGCTAGGGTCGCGCCTTCGCTCCCGAGGTCCGTCCACGTGGACGCGCCCGTGTCGAGGCTTTGCGGCGCCCACCAGTTCTGGAGCGACGTGAGCGTAGGCGCAAGCGGGCCACCACCACCCACGAAGGGCGAGCGTCCGCCTCGGCGGAAGAACGCGCGGAGGCGTTGGGCGCTCACGTCACGACACCTTCGGCGACGAGCACCACACGTGCGCTTCGTACGCGGCGGCGCCGTCTGCTGCCTGCACGCTTACGAACTGCGAGCTCTGCTCCACGTACCACGCAAAGCTTTCGCCTGCGGCAAGGTAGACGTCGGTCGTGTCAGCCTCGGGCGCAGTGGCGCCAAAGCGAACACGCACGGCCGTCGCCGCAACCTTCAGCGTCGCGTACCGGCTCATCGGTAGCGCGATCGAGTTTTCCGCCCCGGTCGCGCCGGTGCCGGCGAGCCGCTGAGGGTCCCCGGCTGCCACGGTCGCATCGGTCGGAGTGACGCCGCTGACAACGGGAGCGGTGATGTAAGCGGCTGCGAGGAGTCCGGTAGTCATGGGCTGAACCTTTGCGCAGCGTAGCGCGGCGCGTCTTGGGTGGCTACGGTCTACCACGCGCCCGGAAGGGCCGCGAGGAGGGTGCGATGATGGGTCGAGCGATGGCGATGGTGGCGGGTCTGTGCGTGGCGCTGGCGGGCTGCGTGGGTGAGCCCGCGGAGCTCGTGCCGGTCGAGTGCGACGGCGACGCGGTCGTGTGTGACGGTGAGGCGTTCTGCGAGGGCGAGAGCCCGCAAGGCGACGGTCCGGCGTATGTCGTGTGCCGCCGAGACGGGTCGCCGTACTGTCGCCAGCGCATCGGCCTCGTGGACACAGAGCGCCCCGAGCAGTCGCCGTGGTGTCTGCGGTGAATCACTCGTAGATAAGCCACGAAGACACGTAGACGTTGCCCGCGCCCGCTGAGCGCCGGAGCTCGCACGTCTGCTCGTCCCACGTGGACGCCTGCAAGCCCTCGGACGTCGACAGGTCTTCGCAGTCTACGACGAGGTCGGTAATTTCGCCCGACCACCCGGGCGTGGTGTTCGTGAAGCTCGCTGCGGACGAGGAGCCGTTGACGCTTGAAGTCACGCGGAACTCGCCCGTGGTCGCGCCCGTCACCCAGCCGAAGCAACGCGCCTTCACCGTGCGCGTCGTGTCGGTCGTGCGCTTCTTGCGCGCGAGGACGGGCACGCCATCACCGCCGATGACGGGCGCAAACGTGGCGCTTGTGGACGCCGACACGAGGTCGACAAAGGTCGTGCTCCCGCCGTCACGGCTCCACGGCACCGCATGCGCCGCAAGGACGCGCGAGCCGAAGGTGTCGTCGTCGGTCGCATCTCGGAGCGCGTCAACGCTCGCGATCGTGATCGGCTGCGAGGCGGCAAGAGCCACTGCGTCAATGCCGCCTGCCAGCGCAGTCTGCTCGATCTGCGCACGCGGCACTTCGTAGATGGCGATGGAGTGAGCCGTGAGGTCTCGGATGCCGACGGATATGTCGAGCGACACGTCAATCGCGCTGGTGCCGTACGAGCCGCGCGGTGACGCCGCGAGCGCGACGGGGCTCGGCGTCTGCACGGAGCCGGGGAGCACCGACACAGTGTCGGCCGTCGAGACCACGCACACGAGATCGATTGTCGGGTAGCTGGGAAGCACACGCAGCGCGTAGCGGTAGACGCGACTCGGTGCTTCGAGCGCGGGATGGTCGGGCTTGAAGGTCGGGACGACCTGACGCCCGCGACCCGCGATCCAGCTCTGCACCGCAGCAGCACGTTGCCAATCCGTCGACGCCACAGGAGCGCCCGCCACGATCGACGAGAAAGCGATGTCCTGTCGGAACTGGGGGACGGGTGAAAGCGGCATGTCAGAGTCCGATGTACTCGGCTGCGTGGAGCCCGCTGACGAGCGCGGCCGTCGTTGCGCCCGAGCCCGCCTCGCGCTTCGCAAACACGGCGACGGTCGCAGCGTCGTAGCGAACGCCGACCGCGGCGCCGCCAATCTCGGCGCGTGTGCTGCGCTCAAACTCGGTCGTTGACGCCGAGCCGCCGGGAAGGTTGATCGTGTCCCCCGAAAGCGTCAGCCACGCATGCGTTGCCGAGCTCGTGTCGGCGAATCGCGCGAGCGGAAAGCCGACCGAGATCGAGTCGTATCCGGCATTGAGCGAAAGCCTGCCGCCGAAGATGACAACGGCCAGATCGATCGTGCCCGCCACGTCTCGAGCGGCACGCAGCCGGATGCGAAGCGGGTAGGACGTGCCATCGCCACGAAGCCGAATCGGCAGCGGCGCGGACGTCCACACCGCATACCACGTCGACGCCTGCGTTAGCGTGCGAGTGACCGCGTTCGAGTCGTTGACGCGCCAGTTCGCGAGCACCTGACCGCACGAGTCCGCGGAGTGCATCACGTTTTGAAGGATCGACCGCGACCACGCCGCGTCGGCTGGCGCGTAATCGCTCCACTGCGACGCCTGCGCGCGGATGAGCCCTTCGAAGAGTGACGTGCTCACGCTGCATACTCCCGCGCGGAATCGAGCCCGCCATCACCATCGTCAAGCAACCGATCACCATCCGCAAAAAATGCGAACCGCTTTTGCGACGAGGTCAAAATCGAGTCGTAGGGAGCGAAGCGCAGATACCGCGTACCGGTGAGCGTGGGCGCGGACCCGAAGGTCACGCGAAGCTCGGAGCCACCATCGTCGATCGCGTCGATCGTGCACGTCTGCGGGCTCTGAGTCGTCGAGTCCCACACGAGTAGCTGGAGGACGTCGCCGACCGTGTAGAAGTCGCTGATCACTGCGCCGGCTGGCGCCATGCTCGCGCCGCTCGGGTCGTCGAAGGTCACGACGAGGTCGTATTGATTGCCGCTTACGACCGTTGAGCTGCTGACGAACGCGCTCGGAGCGTAGCCCGCGGTCTGCGCTTCGCTGACGATCAGGGTGAGCACGCCCGTCTCAGTCGACAGATCCCACTCGCGCCCAATGACCAGCCCGACCGCGGGCGGCTCGGAGCCTTGTCCCACGCCGCGCTCACCCGTCAGAACGTTCGGGATGCGCGGCGACCGCAGACCGAGCACGGTGCCGCACAGCGCGGTCGTGAGCCACTCAGCCGACACCGAGAGCCGAACGATCGAATACGGGCGGCCGAAGATCGACAGCACGCGCCGCGCGACGTCCACGGCTGCGGTGACGCCCCACGCAAAGCCGCTTGGGTCAAGCGAGAGCGGCGCGATTTCGAGCTTTCTCGTCGCCTTGCGCGTCGACAGCGCGGTGACGTCGCGGACGATGATCGGTACGCCTTCGTGGTCTTCGGTCACCAGCGAATAGCCGCTCTTCACCTCGACGACGTTGATGCTGCCGTCGGTGCCGTTGCGCTCCCACGTCGGCGGCTGGTCCGACACGAGGACGTCGCCGTCGTCAAGCGTGCCCGCGAGCAGCGCCGTTGACGTCGGAAGTTCAAGATACGCAAGTCCGATTTTCCCGTCAGCGTCGAGCCTCGGGAACACCCCGTAGAGCCTGCATTCGTGCGCGACCATCTCGTCGAGGTCGACCTCGCCGCCGACGATGTAGAGACGCGACGTGAGGTGTGTCCGGCCACCGGCAGCGCGGTCCGCCACGGTCGTCCACGACGCGAGATCCTCGGTCGTGATGAAGGGCGACCCGCCCGCGTTGGCGAGCAGTGGCGCCAGCGTGGCAAGCGCGTCGCGCATGTCTGCGATCGTACCTTGTCCGAGGTACCGCCGGAGCGAGATGCGCGGGAGCTGACCTGGGAACATGAAGCGCGCGTCCGCCAGCGCTTGCAGCTGAATCCATCCCTCGTCCGCATCAGCTTGCCGCACCGGAATCCCCGCGCTTGCGGGCGTGCCGCCGTCCGTCCATTCGATTTGTGCTGCGGCGTCTTCAAGCGACGCCAGTGAAAGCGCGACGCTCGTGAGGTCGATCGCGGGATAGAGACGCAGCGCAGAAAACGGGAGTCCGCCGCCGCCGATACCGCTGCCGCCTGCGACTGCGCGAGGCACGAGACCTTGACCCGTCGTGCCGCCGTTGCCGGCGACGATCACCCACGGGTGGTCTGCTGTGACGTCCGCGGTCGGGTCGCCGGAGAGCTCCAAGAGCGTGCCTTCGATGCCAAGGCTTCCGGCACCGCCTGTGCCGAACCCGGCAACGAAGATGTGGCGCGGGCTCGCGGAGTCGGGGATCCATCGGACCCCCCAGTGACCCGTTTCCTGCTCTTCGCACACGATCGTTTCAGTCGTGCGCGCAGATGAAAACGCGATTTCCACTTCAACGACGCCGGTCGTGCCGCCGACGATGCCGGTCGTGCCCGCGCCTGACGTCGAGCTCGCCTGATCGATCGCGAGCTGAAAGTCCGCGCACCACTGCGCTTGCGTCTCCCAAAAGCCCCACATGCGGATGACGGCGGTTTTCGATGACACAGCGTCGAATGCGTCGGGTGAGTTCGTCTCGCCGAAGCGGCATCGGAAGAACTGCGATTGAGGGTAGTAGATGCCGCGAATCGTCGTCGGCTCCTCGAGGTCGCTCGCGAGCGGCTGCTTTAGCAACGTCGTGATCGGGTCGATCGTGATCGTCCACGTCGCGCCGTCATCCTCGAGCTTTGCGTCAGTCGAGCAGATGCCGCGCCAGATGAGCGAGCCGTCGCCCTGGAGCGAGTCGCCGTCGACGTAGCGGTAGAGGTACGCGCGGCGCCCTTCGAGCGTCGTCGGCCGCGTCACTGTGACCTTCGGCGTGACGAGCTCCTCGCCATCGGTCGTGTAGTGGTACTGCGCGATCGTCTGCCACCACGCGCGGCCGCCGGTGACGTCGAGCTCCGTGGCGGTTGCGACGCCAGCGACGAGCATCGCTTCGGTGCCGATGTGAATCACGTCGTTGGTGGTAATGCCCTCGGTGCTCGAGACCGTGACGGTGTCGTAGCTGTCGTCGAGGTCCGCGGTGAGCCACGTCCAGCGCGTCGGCTGCTGCGCGAGCCACTGACACCAGACCTGGTCCTCTTGCCGGTCGACGATCGCGACCGTCATCGCGCCGGCCTCGATCTCGCCACGCGCGATGTCGCATTGCTCTGAGAGCTTGAGCCCGTCGCGCAGAAGCCCGACGATGCGCCGCCGCGATATGTCGGGCGACAGCCGCTCCATCGCAGGATCTGTCACGGCCTCGATGCCAAGCCCCTCGATCACGAGGCGGTATGCGGTGACGACCCCAAACGACATCTCAGTATTCCGTCTCGATGTAGAGGCTCGCCAATGCGAGCCCGATCGCGCTCGACGTGCCGCCGACAGAGTACCACCCACGCGGCGCGAGGAGGCCCCGCGGTCGGGGCAGTGAGCGGCGCGAGGTCAAATTACGAACCCTCGCGAGACCCCGGTCACTGTGGCTGCGGTCCCTGTGCGTGTGAGATTGGCGGATCCGATGGAGTCAAACAGTGTCGCGCCTGGTGCGCCTGACAGGATCCAGAGGTGATCCTCCGCGCCTCCAGGGGGCGCGACGTATGCGCCCTCGTTCTCCACCACGGTGTCCCACCACGCCTTTTGCTCGTCGGGCAAGATGGCTCGGAACGACAGCGACACGAATGCGATCCGCACACTGACGCACGGAAAGGCGGCGCCTTCCATCGATGCGCCGATCGCGAACGGGTCCGTGGCTCGCGCGCCGCCGCCGCTAGCCTGGTAGTTCTCCGCCAACTGTACCCCGTTCACGCAGAGCCGAGTGGCCCAGTCTGCCGCGAAAGTCTGTTTGGTACCGCAGATCAGGACCCAGCGACCCGACGTAGCAAGGGGTTCATATCCGTCGGCGGCGAACCCCGCGCCCGACGAGTCTATCGCGGCAAAGCGCAAGCCCTCGCCGAGCGTTTGTAGACGGTGGCCGGTGGAAAACTCCGACGAGGATCCAGCGATAAACTGGTTCCCTTGCCCGTAGATCCGCACCAGGGCCGACACCGTAAACGTCGGCACATTCAGCAGGTCGGACGCCGTGCGATAGAAGTCCTGATCGGCTGCCGTGAGTCCCGCAGCGAAGGTCGCGAAGCTCTGGACGACCGCGACCCCTGGCCCGGCCGGCCCTGCCGGTCCCGTGGCTCCCGTCGCTCCCGCCGCGCCAGGGTCGCCCTGCGGACCTTGCGGCCCGGCTGGTCCCGCGTCGCCCTGCGGTCCCGCGTCGCCCTGCGGTCCCGCAGGCCCCGCTGGGCCCGTGCCCCCCGTGGCTCCCGTCGCACCCGCAGGGCCCGTATCGCCCTGCGGCCCGGTCGCGCCAGTCGGACCGACGTCCCCTTGCGACCCCTGCGAACCCGTCGCTCCGGTCGCTCCGGTCGCTCCGGTCGCCCCTGTCGCGCCCGTCGCTCCTGCGGGGCCCTGTGCTCCGGTGGCACCCGTAGGCCCTGGTGGGCCAGCGGGGCCCATCGTCGCAATCGCAATCGTAACAGGCGCGTCGCCCACGAGCGTCGCCACCGTGATCGTCGACTCGATCTCAAGCGAGGCGGCGTCGACCTGTACGAGCAGACTCACGTGATCGCCTCTTCGATGGTGATGCCGAAGGTCTCGGAGTAGTAACGATCGGCAGACGGCGTCACGAAGCGCACGTCGACCTGATAGTCGCCCTCGACCCACGCCGTCGTGTCTGCGGTAAGCGTGAACTCGCCGCGGTCCGCGGTCTGGTCCGATGCAATTGCGACCGTGAACGCGAGCGCGCTACCGCTTCCGCGCGATGCGCTCGACGTGATCGTGTAGCCCGTGAGGTCCACGAGCGTCCCGCTCAGCGAGTGCGTGCATTGAAGGCGCACCGTGGTGCCGCGCTTAAATCGTAGGCTCATGGCAACGCACCTCGGTTGATCGACAGGATGTCCGCGGACCAGCGGCCGTCCCAGTCCTCTGATGCGCGGCTCGGCTTGAACCGAGCGCCGCGAGCTCCGCGCAGCACGTGGCAGGAGTTGCCCGCGTCGTCGAAGACGCCGAACGGTTCGATCCCGCGCGAGTGCGCAAAGAACGCTTCCCACGTCCACGGAACCGCGGTCGTGGCTTCGCTCTCAAAGGTGGCTTCGAGCGTCTCGAATGGCACGGTCCAGTCGTCGTAGAGCGGCGCGGTGCTGCGCGCCACCGCGTACGTCGAGCCGTCCTCGGCCTCGGCTTGGCTCACGATGTCATCGCCCTCGTAGACGCGCGTCCACCCCGACCGCCCGCCCATCGCGCCGTCGATCACGTAGTACGGTCGCCGCGTGCTGACGGTCGACGTGCCGCTCGACGTCGTGGTGTTGCGGGCGAAACCGAGCGCGTCCGCCATGCGGTTGCCCGCCGCGGTGTTCGGGAACGTCAGCGTAAAGTTCGCGGCATTCGTGATCTCATACCCAAGCGAGCCGCCCGGATTCCACGACACGCCAAAGCCGCCCGATGCCGCGCCGCTCGCGTCAAGCGCAGATTTCAGCGCGCCCGCGAAGTCATCGTAGGAACTCGCGCCGAGCACGCTCGTAAGATCCGTGTGGCAGTAGGTGCCCGTCGTGATGCTCACGGACTGTGTGCCGACGTTGCCGGTCACGCTGAGCGTGAGCGTGCCCAGTTTCGCGACGTTCCAACCGCTTTCGATGCGATGGGTCATGAGCCGAACCGCCGACGTGCTGCGCGAGATGCGCGCTCTTGCTGACGCCCGATTTCCGCTTCGGCGACCGGGGCGTTGAAGTTGACCACAACCGTACCACCACCACCACCGCTGGCACCACCGCCGACGGGCTCGGGCCCCTGACGTCGACCACCGCCCCCGCCGCCACCACCACCGCCGCCATTCGGGATGGCTGCCGACGCGCCGCCTGCGGCCGCTGCGAGCGCAAAGTGGATGCCGGCCTCGGCGAACTTGGCTGCCGCATTGGGCTGGTTCGTGACGGCGCTACCGATGGCCTCGGCGGTCGCGGCAACGCCCTTGTAGGCTTCCTGCAACGCGAAGCCCTTGAGCCACTCGTCGACCGCGGTCTTGAACGCTTCGCCGAAAGACGCGTTGGTCTCTTTCTGGATTTGAGCGGTGCGCTGCGCGATGTCGAGGATCCCCTCCATGCCCGCCGACGCGCGCGACGTGATGCGGATTCGGTCCTCTTCGATCTGCGTACGCTCGCGTTCGAGCTCGGCGCCGTCCTTCTGCGACTGCGTGAGCTTCGACGTGCGCTCGTCGTCTTCGATCGCGGTAAGGCGCGCAGACTCGGCCGCCTTGCTGTTGATGTCGGCTTGCTCCTGCTTGAGCCGGAGAATGTCCTCCTCGGCCATGCGACGGCGTTCGAGCTCCTTGAGCGCGGCGCTCTCTTGCTCGGCAAGTCGAGCGGCTTCGTCGACGATCATGCGCTCGATGTCGAGGAGCTTTTGCTTTGCGGCGATCATGCGCTCCCGGCGCTGCTCCGCGGCGCTTTCCGCGCTTGCGCGCTGCGCCTCGTTCTTCGCGCGAATCGCCTCGGCTTCCGCTTGCGCCTCGCCGAAGCGCACTTCGTTCGTTTCGCGTTCGAGTGCGCGTCCGGCACCCGTCGCCAGGCCCTCGGCTTCGCGCGACACGGCCGCGAGTTGGCGCCGCAGGTCGGCTAGCCCGTTCTCTGCGATGCGTGCGCTGGCCCCGCCCGCGAAGACGCCCGCGCGCGCGGCCTGTCGCTCTACCTGCGCGATGGCGCCACGGAGCCGAATCTGCTCGGCGCGTGCCGCCTGCAATCGCGCCTGCTGCTCTTCGAGCGGAAGGAGGCCCTCGAGCGCGGAGCGCCAGTCGCGCGCCGACGATGCGGCCTCGAGGTACGCGCTTGCGGTGTCGCGGATGCGGTCGCGGAGGTCTTCGATCTTCTGCGCGCTCGTGCGAGACTCGGTGCCCAGCTCCTTCACGAGTTGGATGAGCCCCGGCAGCGCACCCGTGACCGCGCCGATGACCGCGCCCGTCGGACCCATCGCGGCGTAGAGAGCGCCAGCCGCGGACGCCGCAGCGCCAAGCGATGCGCCGACGGGTCCGAGTTGCGCGCTCAGCGTTGCGAACGCGGACCCAAGCGACGCGGCGGCGGCAAGGTTCTTGTTGAACTGCTCGGCCTGTTCCTTCGCCGCTTTCGTCGCCTGCTCTTGCGCCTTCTTGGCCTCATCAAGTGCCGGCTTCAGCTTCTTCTTGCCGGAGTCCGCGACCTCGTCCGTGGCGGCCTTGAGCTTTTTCAGCTCCTCGACAGCGTTGCGCGCGTCGACGTCGACGACGACTTCGTATTTGCTCGCCGTCATCGTTTGCCCCTGGGATGCATCGCGCGTTGCGATGCGGCGTTGTTGGCTCGTCGCGCATCCTCGCGCCGTCGTCGCGCTGCGAGAGCGCGGTCAACGGCGCGGTCGTACGCGCTCACTGCGCGGAACAGAAGCTCCGGCGGATTGGTCGCGGCGTAGGCCGCGAGGTTCGTGTTGCCGCCCGAGCGCGCCATGCGGTACGCGTCGAGTACGGAAGCGATGAGCGGGTCATCGAAGACGCGGTGAGGGCACGCGTCCGGCGCGGTGCCGCACTCGTGGCCGATGGCAGTCGCCAGCGCACGCGCCGCATCGACCTTGGCGTGGTCCATCTGAGACACGCGGAGCGGCACGAGGCCCTCGCAGTCGCACGCCCACGCTGCACGCCACGACTGACGCTCGCGGTCGGAGCCGCCCCACGCGGAGCTCAGCCAGGGCCGCTCAGGACCGCGGCGTCTGCCGCAGCCGCCGAGTGTGGCACCCTGCTCGTCCACACGTGCAGCCAGCCAGGCGGCAGCGGAAAGCGCGCCCGCCGCGCTTTTCCCAGGAGCGCCCGCGTGTACGCCAGCGCCCCAATCTCCCACACCTCGGCGGGCGAAAACGACTCCATTTGCTCGTCGCGCCACCGCTTGCGGATCATGCCGTTGGCCAGCGACTCCTCGCGCGCCGGTTCGAGCGTGCTGCCGTCCTCCATCTCGACGCGCGTGACAGCGCATTCGAAGGCGCGCCACGCGACGGGAAACGGAACCTGCGCGGACTCGCCCGCTTCGGCGCCGGTCGAGACGTACGTGCGGAACGCCATCATGTCGACGTGGCCGACGTGAAAGAAGCGCGGGCGTGCGCCCGGGATGACGGCCACGAGGTTGATGTCTCGGTCGCGCAGGAACGGGACGACGACGGAGTCCATCGCCTCAAGGTCGAGAGCAGGATCAGACAGAGAAACGGTCTTGAGTGTGTCGAGTGTCATGGTGCTTTCCTCTGGCGCTCCCCAGCGCCGTGATGGTGGCGTCAGACGCCGAAGTGCAGGCGCATCGCGGAGCGTTCGAGGTCGCTCGACGCGGTGCCGGTGGCGCCATCGATCGTCGCCTCGAAGGTCACGCGTTGGTACGCGAGACCGTCCTGGTTGACCGGCTGGACGTTGACGACCTCGGCGCGCGCAAGCGAGATGGTGATCGCCTTGCCTGCTGCGCTCGTGCCGATCTGCCACTCGATGTGGTAGTCAGTCAGCGCGTCGCGGTTGTCAAACCAGTCGTTGTTTTCGTGCGGGATGTTCATCGACATGCGCGCGATGGGCACCACGCGGCTGCGGCGCCAGCGATAGACCGTCATGCCGCCAGCCTGCGGCGACGTGCCCGACGGCGAGCGGACTGGAACGTAGACGGGCCCCTGGAGCTCGAAGTCGATCTGCGCGGCGTCGTAGAGCGTGCGCGACGTGCCGGTGTCGTAGGTCTTGATGCGGAGGAAGCCCTCCGCGTAGACGTGCGACGTGCTCGTGTACGTGGCGGGGGTGATGGCGGCGGGCGAGAGTTCCACCCAGTTCGCGAACGTCAGCGTGAACGTGATCGTGGGAATCTCGCCGAGCGGAAACGCGAACGTTGGCGCCGCGGTGAGTTGGCCGCCGACGAGAGCCCACCGGTTGTCCTGCTCTTTGCCCTCAACGACGCACGCGAGCGACGTGTCTGGATCCTCTGTGAGGTAGAAGGTCGTCGCGGCGCGCGCCGGGTTCGTGTTCGCGGGTGCGCCCGGATAGGCTTGGTGCAGGTTCGCCGTCAGAGTCGCGACGTTGTCGATCTCGTGCAGATGGTAGATGCCATTCGTGTCGACCCAGCCGACCGCGCCGCCCGCCGCGAAGCCCGTCGCGCTCGTGAGCGCTGGAGCCGCGGCGGTGCCGCCGGTGAAAGTCGTGTTTGACGTGCCGTCGACGACGCCGCCGAAAGCGGTCTTAAGCAAGATGCCGAGACCCCAGCTGTCGAAGTCCGGCGACGTCGATGCGCTACCGAGAGCGGCAAGCGGGATGGTGAAGGTCAGCGACGCCATCTTCGGCCCGAGGATGACCGGGCTGCGTGCGTCCATGTACTGCTGCACGACCTGCGGATTGAGCGGATCTTTGTTCAGCGCAAGCTGCGCCGAACCTTCTTGAAACGGCAGATCGGCGAAGTCGCCGGGGAGGCTCGTGTCCGCAAACGCGTTGTTGGCCTCGGTGCCGATGTTGATTCGCTGGAGCGCGAACATCTCGATTGACATGGGTCATCCTTCCGGCGTCGCGCGCCGTGTCATGCGGTGGGGGTCGAGACCTGCGCAACGCCCGTGAACGAGTGCACCGTGACGATGCGGCCGTCTTGACCTTCGACCATTTCGAGGTCGCCGATCTCGCTGCTTACGTGACGCAGCATGCCGGATACGAGTCCCGTTGCGACTGGCACGACAGCGCTCGTTTGCACGAGGTTGCCCGGCCAGCCAAGGGCTTGCGCGAGCCGCGAGGAGTCCTCGGCGGCTACGGCGCGGAGTGCTGTGCGCACGTCGTCGAGGATCATGTGCTCGGTGCCGATGAAGCGCGTCACTGTCACCTCAAGCTCAAGCGCGTAGAGCGTGAAGCTGCCCTGTTCCGCCGGTCGCGCGCCGTGCGGCTCGATGCTGGTGAAGCGCGCTTCTGCTCGCGGCTTGACGAGCGCCTGCGTCGACGCGGCGTCCTCGCCGAGCGCCTCATGCGCGCCGGGCCGATACGTGTCCGCGGTGATGATGCGCACGGACCCGGCGGCGTCTTCGACGACCTCGCGCACGGCGGTCAGGATCGCGGCGGCTGCAAGCTGGGCCATCACTCACCCCGCGTGTTGCCACGTGCCCGCTTCGGGCCCTTCGCGATGTAGTCGAGCACCTCGCGCATCGTGCGCCCGATCCACTTCTGCGCGCTGCCACCGTCGAACACGGGCGTCCCGCGCTCGTCGGTCGGAAGGAACGCGCGACGCGGGATCTTCGTGCCGCCGAACTGGTGATAGGCCGCGTAGCTCGCCGCGGCGCCGGTGACGCCGAACGCCACCGCCTGCTTCTCGCCGCGGACGCTCACGCTCTTGCGCAGTAGCCCGGTGTCGATGAGCGGCTTCGCGCTGCCCTTGCGTCGGCGCGCGATGGTCGACGGCGCGAGCGGACGCCACGCCTCACCGAGCGGGCTCTTCGACTGCGAGAACGCAAGCGTGATGATGCCGCGCAACCGTTCGGCCGCCGGCTTCGTGATGGGCGTCAGGTCCGCGGCGCGCTTCGCGGCGGCCTCGAGATCCTTCGACAGCGCGTCGAGTCCTCGCGTGTTGACCTTGATCTCCACGTCAGTACACCGACCGCAGTCGGCCTCCCGTGAAGATCGGCGCATACCGCGAGCCGAGGCTCGTCGAGTCAGTGAAACGCACGCCGCCGACCGCGTCCTGTGCGCTCGGCGACAGGTCGGGAATGGGCAGGTCGCCTGTGCGCGCTGCTTCGATGAGCGCGCCGATGATGCTCATCGTGGCCTCGGGCGGCGTCTGCTGCTTTCGGCCGTACGCCATTTGCACGAAGGCCGAGAGTGAGAGGGCCTTGACCATCTCCGAGCCCGTGCCGTCGTTCTGGTCGCCGGTGTCGTAGCCGGCGTTCTTTGCGCTCGCGCGGGCCAGCGTCGACGCGAGCTCCAGCGCGCGATCGCGTGCGGCGGTGGAGAGCGTGCCGTTGTCGGTAAACAGGCCCGTGAGCACGTCGGAGCCCATGATCGCCGCGACGTCGGTGGTCGTGATGTAGCGGACGGTCATCGGAGCCTCGTGCGGAGTAGTGGCGCGGCCCGTCTACGCCGAGACGCAGACGGGCCTTGCCGGGGGAGCGGAGGAGGAAAGCAGCCCATGACAGCCGCTTCCCTGCGTCTTGCGACGCGGGGTCAATCCTGCGACTTCGGCGGGCGTCCACGGCGGCGCGGGGCCGGCGTGACGTCGTCGGAGTCGGAGTCGTCGCGCTCGACGCGGGCCGCGGCGGCCTGCGTCTGCGCGTGCACATGTGCCATCACCTGCGCAAGTTTGCGCTCCTCGTCGCCGAGCGGCGCCGGGAGGTCATCCTCGAGCACTTCGACACGGAGCAGCGAGCCGCCGCCCTTGCCGTGGTCCGAGTGATAGACGCTTGCGGCGGTGATGCCGTCCGAGGGCTTGCCGGCCTTCTTCGCGTCGCCGCGCTTGCGCTCAGCGGTGCGTTCGGCGCGTGCCCACTCGGAGTGGTCGCGCACCTTGGCTTGCAACTTCGGCACGTCCTCGGCGGGCACCTCGATCACGTAGGGGCCGCCCTCGAAGGAGCGGCCACCCGCGGTCACACGGACGCCGGGGAGCGTCTCGATCAGCACGCGAGAGTGCGGCTTGAACGAGTTGGGGTTGTTGCTGCCCACGCGGTTGTCGGCGGGCGGGAGGTAGCGTGCGGGGTTCGTCATGGGTGCTTTCCTTCTCTCACGAGCGATCAGGCGTCGAGACGGCCGTACACGAGCTGCGGGTGACCCGGGCCCATGATGACGTCGCAGTTGATCGCGTACTCGAACTCGTCGCGCTGACGAATGACCGTGTCACCGGCCTCCGGCATCTCCTCGCGGATGGGAGCGACCTGCGCGTACCACGGCTTGGCGGTCGCCTTACCAAGGTCCATGAGAAGCCACTCCTGCGCGTCCGTGATCCACGGCACCACGACGACGGTGACGTCGCCCTGGTAGACGTTGCCGATGGACGTGACCGCGACGATGCTCGACGTCGCGTCCTGCGCCGAAGCGCTGAACGGGACCGGACGATCGGCGCCGGTGATTTCCTTCGCCGTGCGCTCCAGGTCGGGGCCCACGAAGAGGTGCGTCGGCGAGATGTTGAACGGCGTCCCGTTCTCGCGCTTGAAGTTGCGCATCGCCGCCTTCGCCGCGTTGTAGCTCGAGAAGCTCAGCGCGTCGGTGGTGAGGTTGTCCCACGTCGCGCCGCCCGAACCGAACGGGTGCGAGTCGCTCAGGAGCGCCACGCCATCCGGGCCGGTCAGGGTGTTCGCGAGCAGGAGCTGCCAGGCGCGCTCGTCCACGAGGAGCACGCCCTCGCTGACGAAGCGCTGGAGCCCGCGCGAGACGCGACCCGTGAGGTCGTGCTCGACGTCGCGCCGCGAGATGGTCGTGCCCTTGTAGAGCACTTCCATGTCGTAGCTCGCGCCGAGGGCGCGCATGTCGTCGAACACCTTTGACTCGCCGCGGTTGAGCACGCGCAGCGGAGCGAGCGGGTCCGTGAATCCGATGTTGGCGCTCGTGCCGGTCGGCGATCCGTCGACCTGCGTGAAGAGCTGGTAGGTGCCGGGCGGGTCGTCGCGCAGGCCGTCGAAGGCCGTCTGGTACGCGCGATTGACCGCGGCCAGCTTGGAGCTGAAATCCACGATGGACATTGGTTTGTTCTCCTAGTGATGAGTGGTCGTTGTCGCTCAGCTCATCACGTGGGCTGCGCGGTCACCGCGGGACGCGGCAGGATGTGGACCTCGACGACGTTGGTCGAAACCAAGCGCACGATCGTGCCGACGTGGACGTTCTTCGACGCAGCCGCGTCGTCGCCAACGGTGGTGTCGTCGATGACGTAGCAAGACTTGCCCACGTCGCCTTGGACGATGCCGCTCGACGGGAATTCCTCGACGTGGAGGAACTGCACAGTGCAGTACTTCGCCGCGTTGGCGCCGCTGGAGTTGTCGACTCCCTCGGCCGCGACACCGACGCACTCAAAGGTCGTGTCGTTCGCCGCGGGCACGAGGTACCCGGACGAGTTCACGCACACGAGGGCGCCGCTGTAGATGGTCGTGGATGCTGCGACGGGATACGGGACGCCGAGAATCGGCCCCGGCCGTACCTCGCGCTTCTTGTCTGCGCTCAAAGGCATTTTCTTTTCTCCTTCTTACCGGATAGACCGGGGTGATTCACTTGGTGCTCGTGACGTCGGCCAGGGCGCGCTCGTGCGTCATCCCCTTGACCGCCATCAAGCTCTTGTAGGCGTAGCTCTGCGCGGGCGTGAGCCGCTCCAAAGCAACGCGCTTGGCATCCTCGGGGCTCTTGCCGGCCGCGACCTGCTGACGGCCGCTGGCTTCGTATCGACGGCCCTCGGGCACCTTCGGCATCGCGACCGTGTGCGCCGAGAGCGCGTCGTCGAGCACGTCATCGCCGCGCTTCGCGAGACGCACCATCACATCGCGCGCTTCCTTCGCGAGCCGACCTTCGCCGATGGCGCCGTCGATGCGCGCGGCGCACGCCGCGAGGCGCGCGTCCTCACGAGCGGCAGCCTCGGCGGCCTTGCGCGTCGAGAGGTCGGCTTCGAGCTCCTTGATGCGACGCGAGAGCGCGAGCACATCCTTCGACATCGCCGCAACGTCGTCGGCGCTGGTGCCGCCATCTGCGCCGCCCGAGAGCAGCGAGAGGATCGCGTCGAGATTCTCTTGCATCGCGGCGAGCGCGCCGGCTGCGTCGGTGCCCATGGCCTCGCCGGCCGCTGCGAGGAAGTCCGCGGCTTGCTGCGCCATCATCTCCGCGTCGCCGAGCGGAGGCTCAGCCGCGGCGACGGGTGCGACGCCAGCGGGAGGCGTATCGGATGCGGCGACGTCTTTGGCCATGTCGGCGTCCTCGGCCGCAGCGTCATTGTCGAGGTCGCCCTCGACGGCCGCCGCTTGCTTCATCGCGCCTTCGATGTACGCAGCCACGGCCTCGGGAGAGGCGTCGTCGGCCAGTTCTTCGGCCGCCTTGAGTAGAATGTCCTTGATGCTCATCGCGAGCTTCCTTTCTTTGGTCGCGCCGCGATGAGCGGCGGAAAGTTGCAGGGGGCGCATGTCCGCAAGAAACGGCTGAACCACCAACCCGAGTTCGTAGAGCTCCGGGCCGATTTCCTCGCCGGTGACTTCGTCGACGCTCTCGAAACCGACGACGACCGAGCAGTGCTCGAGCTCGCCAGCGCGGACCATCTCGGCCGCGCGGGGCGTGAAGCGGATGAGCGCTTCAAGCGATGCTCCGCGGCCCTTGTGGTCTTCGCCGATGCGCAGGTCGACGATGCGCCCAGCCTGGCCCGCGAGTGCGGCCTGCACGGAGTCGCGAGGGTGCCCAAAAGTCACGGGCAGCCCTTGCTCGCGGCGGCGGAAGTTCGCGATGATCGCGTCGAAGGTCTCGCGCGTGAACTGAAACGGTCCGGCGGCGTGTCCGCTCCATTCACCCTCATACGCGATTTGATTCCACGACTCTGCGCGCTCACCGTCCGCGAGATGCACGCGTCCCGTGAGTCGGATCGCGCGGGTCCGACTGTCGTCTGCGTAGGCGTAGGACATCACTCGGCCTCGGATTCAATCGTGGCAATGGGCGACTGCCCGAAGCCGGGTGTGATCGCGGAGTTCAAGTCGACGCGTCGCGCGATTGCTGCCGCGTCCACGTCTTCGGGGTCAACCAGGATCATCGCGCATCGGCACTGGTAGCCGAGCGGCGGGTAAGCGCGTTTCGCATCGGGGTCGGAGTAGCGCCACTGTTTGCCGTCAAGCGGCACGTGAGAGCGGCGGACGCGGTTGTCGTCGGCAGTCAGATAGAGCCACGCGCCGCCAGCGAACGCCTCGGCGACGTCGGGGTCCGTCTGCTGCGTGAGGCGACCGGCGTTGTAGCTTGTGGCGTTCGTCGTGCGGAACACCATCTCGAGGTATCGCCGCACGCCGCCGGGGTAGTCGTCGGCGTCGACGCCAGCGGTCAAGCCGTTGATGAAGTCCGACATCTGCGAGCCGTCGCCCGCCATCGCTTTGCGGATGCGTTCGGCGGCGTCGCGGACCACGGTCTCAGAGATGCCGCGAGACAGCGACCACGCGCGGACGCGCTCGGTGTCGAGCAGTCGCCGGAAGTCATCCGGGTTCATGATTTCGCGCGATTCGAAGTAGTCGAGCGCCTCGGGGAAATCGAGGTCGAGGAAGGCACGGTCGAAAGGGTCGTCGGCGAGCGCCACTGGCTCGCGTCCGCCGAGCTCCACGTCCCGCACGAAGAGTTGACCCCCGAGGTTGCTCTGCATGTCCGAGCGCCAGAGCGTCGAGACGAGCTCGTGGTCGCCCTCGATGGCCTTCGCGGCCCACTCGCGCACGATGCGCGTCGCGTCGTCCACCGTCGCCGCAGACCGCAGAGCGGCGCCAAGGTCGGGGAGACGCCGGGTCACCAACGCAGCAGCCTCCTGCGAGGCGCGCAGCGTTAGCGCTCGGGGTCGCCCGATGCGTCGAAGGGCAAAGCCGCGACCTGCGTCGGAGAGCGCGAGGACGTCGGCGAAGTCGGCAGGGTCAGCTGGTGCGGTCGACGGCGAGGCGCTCGCGGCGCCTTCGCTAAAGGGACGTCGCCGCCCTCCACGCGCGGCGTCGGTCGGTCGTCGGAAAAGAAGCTCGGGGTCTGCACCTTCGCCAGCGGCTGCACGAAGCGCTCACCCTCAGGGCCGTCAAGCGGGTCAAGGCCCGCCGAGAGTCGGAGCTCGTTCGCGCGCACCACGCCCGCGTCCACGTGGAGTTGCGTGATGACCGGCGGCGTCTCGGTCTC